GGGAGCCATACTTGATACACGGCTCCTTGGTGCGCCAGAACGCCTCTGCGACCTCACAGAAGGGGTCTCCCCTGTCCCGGCGGGTGCTGGCCTCTATGAGGGCCGCGTCGAGCTTGGCCTGCACCTCCTTTGCGGTGCGGCCATAGAAGTGGCGGGTCTTGCCATCAATGACGCGGCAACGCTCGATCAGGCCGTCCGCGCGTTTTTTCGTTTTCGCCATGTAAAAACCTCCTTACGATACACTTTGACAAGCGTGTCCGGAGGTGGTACAATACGAGTTGGAAGGGTTTCGTATTGTGTCCACCTTGGACACGCCGAGCCACTAAAATGTCTCACGGTTGCAGCCGTGGGGCGTTTTTTGCTTTTTTGGTAATTCCTACAAAAGTGTTCGTACCGCTTGCATAATGGATCCGAACTGTGTATAATATAGATAAAGGAAGACTCGTGAAGGAAAAAGGCTGGGTTCCCGAATGGGAGTAGGCTTAATGCTTAGAATCCTTTGCCCCTGGGGTCTCCTCTTTTTTTGACCTTTCTTTTAAGACCTGGAGAATGTTCTCCGGGTCTTTTTCTATTTCCATAACAATCAAATCAATAGTTGCCATAGAGTAACTATACATAGGATGCGAAGGAACATTATAGCTGTAACACAATTTTGGATTACTCTTTATTCCATAATGCTGCACAAAAAGTCGAAAATGGTAGCTGTTGATTGTAACCGCAACGCCATCACTTGCCAAGCGTTTGTTTATTCTGGTAATACAGCGTTTTTCATTGAATGGGTAGACATTATTCGGGTCCTGTATTTCCTTGATGATAACACCACTCGTCTCTGCATTCTTGTCAATATGTATGGTCGAGGTTGCCTTGTCTTTGTCTTTTGTGATGTAGTGATAGTGTTCAATGCGAATGGCAAATGCTGCGTTATTTTCTTCTGCCGATAGGCTTTGTATGTCTGCGCTTGCCTGTAAAAGGCGGTTTGCCAATTCCGGCGGATATTTTGCACGGATCTCTTCCACGTCCAGCGGACGCATACTTACCGTCAATGTGAGAAAATTCTGCGGAACATACTTGTTTGCTTCAATGCCAAAAAAGTCATGCAGTTTTTCTGTATAGTTAAATACACAGGACTGAAACAGCGGCACATAGACCATCTCGTATTCTTCTGTGATGAAATGTGTGCTGGTATTCCGCAATTCGATAATCTTTTCAAGGTTCAGCCGCAGGGGCGCTTTTCTGTTCGTAAAGACCTTTTCGATACAATTCTCAAGGGATAATGTTCGGTTCGGATTATCCTTGTAATAGATTGACCTTTCCCCCTGCGTGTTCATCATATGTGCCTTAAGCAATAGCTCCCAAGCATTACAAATGAACATAGAGAATCCTTCGATGCGGTAATGAATCGTTGGCTTGTTATACACTTCAATCGCCATCAAAAAGGACTCGATTGATTTATCAATAAGACGGTTCACTGTGTTTTCCAATGCTTTCTCCTTACTGTTCCATAGTCTAAATTCTGTTCCTTTGAGTTTCGTTCAGTAGAGAAGGGCTATTTTTACAGTCCCCTGCAGAGGCCAACGGCCTTGCCCTCGATGGTGATGGTGTTCATATCCTCGCCGATGCGCAGGATAGTCGGAAATGTGGGGTTTTCCGACCTCGGTTTGCAACTGTCACTCCAGTTTTTCAAATACCATAGTTGCCTGGATACGGTCGCCACCCATCAGGCCTTTGCTGCCGCTGCTGGTAGTAGAAATCGTGTGCAGGCGATACCCCTTTGCGGCCTGCTCATTGATGACTTTCTCCAATTCCGTCAGATTGCCGGAGCCGGTCCCGATGAATTTTTCTTTCAGGACGACTTGTAGCACAACGTAGTTGTAGTTATTGCCGGATGCCCTGGAAAATGTGGATTCCTCCTGAAGCGTGTCAAAAATGCCCATAATAAGTACCTCCTATTTTATACCGCTGCTGCGGTTTGTTACAACTTCCTGTATAGGCAGACGGCTTTGCCTTCGATAGAGATTTTGTCAAGCTTGGGGTCACTCACGATTTTTCTGCTTAAGAACCCTTGTTTGTTCAATAAGCGCAATGTATTCACTTTCCGTCAGCTTGGTTATATTCTGTCCTTCGGCAATCAGTTCATTTGCCTTACCGAGCTTTCTGGCAACCGCCCATTCAGGAAGGTGAGAAATGTCCCCGACAACAAGATATACGGTCTTGGTGTTTACTTTTTCCCGAAGATTCGCGCCAACATCCTTTAATAAGCCTTCAAGGTAATCCCGGTCAAGGAAAAAATCACCGGTAAAAGCGAAATTTTTATCAAAAATAGGTGACCATGCAAATTCCTTTGCGATAGCGGCCTTTTGTGATTTTTTCCGTTCGCGTTCCTGATGTGTAAATTCCTTCTCGTCTGTAGTCATTTTTCGGATACAATATTGCAACAAGCTGTTTGTGGTTTTTGCATCATCCAAAGCGCGATGAGCAGTACCTGTATCTAGGCATAGACGATTTGCAAGAGATTGCAGCTTATAAGATTTCCCGGGGATGCAGTTTCTAGCAACTTTTACCGTATCAATATAAGAAATAGATGCTATTTCGGTGTGGTCTGAAATAGCACGAGAGACAAAAGCTAAGTCGAAAGTGACATTGTGCCCAACAACAATCTGATTTTTTATTCTTGATACAACATCTGGAATTATATCCTCTAACTGCGGGGCATCGCGCAAGTCAGACTCGGAAATTCCATTTATGGCGGTAGCCTCCGAAGAAATAGGAATAGTCGGCTTTATGAGGCTTGTATATTCGTTTGTGATTTCTCCATTTTTGACTGTAATGATTCCGATTTCAACCACCTGATCTTTTTCTGGGCTGAGGCCGGTGGTTTCAGTATCAAGCACGACATAATCTGTCAACTTTTTGAGGCTTTCTATATCATCAGGGGCATTTACCAATGAAATGCGATTATTTTTGTTAGAGGTAAATGACCCCGGTGCTTTAAACTCTTTGCCGTTCTGCCCCAGTAGCTGTTGCAGACAAATCAGAACAAACCCATAAACTAAAAGCGCAACCAAAAGCGAACTAGCCAAAGAAATGAAAATGCCATGGCCTTCTACGAGATAATACGAAAATAAAATAAAAGTGACAAGAACAGCGCTCAAAAGCGAAAGAACTTTGATAGCTTTCTTTGATGAAGGGTTTTTCATTTTAAGCACCTTATTTACAACTTCCGGCACAGGCCAACGGCCTTGCCTTCGATGGTGATGGTGTTCATGTCCTCGCCGATGCGCAGGATAGTCGGAAATGTGGGGTTTTCGGCGCGCAGCTCGATATGATCATCGAAAAGAAATACGCGCTTGAGGGTGGCCTCGCCATCGATCAGGACGGCAGCGACCTCGCCGTTCTCGACCATCGGCTGGCTGTGAATGGCTACGACATCGCCGTCTTTGATTTTTGGCTCCATGCTGTCGCCCTGGCATAGCAGCGTGAAGTCGGCGTGCCAATCGCTGGGGACTTCATCGTAGGCCTCGACATTCTCCTCCGCGAGGATGGGTGTGCCGCAGGCGATCTGCCCCACACGCGGGATGCGGTCCCGCTTCGGCAGCGGCTGGAACCCGGCGGGGATGGGGGGCTTGCTGTCTGGTTCCCAGCCCATGAGGTATGCGGGCGAAGAATTAAGCGCCCGAGCTATTTTTTTCAGTATGTCGGCGGGAACTTTTTCAATATCGCCTTTTTCGTATCTGTAAATTGTTGCCGGTGAAAGGTTTACTTTTTCGGCAAGTTGTTCAGCTGACATGCTCAACTTTTTGCGCTGAAGTTTTATGCGTTCGCCTGTAGTCATGATGCGCCTCCTATGACATAAGAATACACTAATACTTGCACTTTTGCAAGTAAATAATTCAAAAAATCTTGCAAAAGTGCAATAAAATGCTTGACTTGCATTATTGCGAGTGTTATTATAATGTCAACCCGCATAAATGCGAGTTCGGAGGTGAGATTTTAGATGGCAGATAAGATGCAGATGTTAAAACAGAAAATCAGTGCCGCAAATTTGACTGTGGATGAACTCGCAGTTCAGATTGGTATGAACCCTAGCACATTTTACCGGAAGACAAAAAGTGGCGTGGACGCATTCACTGTTGGTGAGATGCACAACCTTGTGGACGCCTTAAAGCTGACTGGCAAGGAAGCAAAGGATATTTTTTTGGGCTAGTTCTCGCATTAATGCGAGAAAACATCGTGTGTCCACCTTGGACACGCCAACAAGGAGGTGAACGCTATGCTGCAAGATGAACAGCGTGAGCAGGACAGTCTGCTTGCGTGGTTTGGCGATGGCCTGTACGATAAACCGTCACCAGCTCCGAAAAAAGACGCTCCGCACAGCTGCGGACTACTTGCCCACGTCTTTCTTCACGTCGGGGAGACGCTGATCGCCATATCGCTTTATGAGTTCCTGCTGCGCTTTCTGCCGGAAATCATTCAGGCAGTTGCCGCATTGCTGTGAGGGATGGGCTGTAATCATCACCAGCTTTTCAAGCTCTTGAATGCTTTTGTCTATATCGCTGTCAGGCGTACATAAAAGCTGCGCCGATGCTATTGATGCCAACAAAGCAAAGCGGTATTCCTGCGGGTCTTCAACCCAGCGCGCATAGGTGGACAACACCAGCGAGCAGGCACTGTGCAATTCTATATGCCGCTGCTGCTCTACCGCTGTTTTGCGTGCCATGTAAGCACCGACAAAGACGCCGATGACACCGAGGGTGCCGCTGACCGCAGTAAGAAGCAATGATAACCAATCCATTTTTATACACGTCCTTTCTGCCGTGATTATAGCACAGCGGGGATACAAGCTACAAGGAGGTAAGTATGGCACGCGAAAAGCAAGGCTACCGTGATGCGCTGGAGCGCATCCGGCATGAGGCTGCGGGCGAGCTGGTGACAGTGCCCGAGGCCGCACACATCGTTTACGGCACAGACCCCTACGCCGCGCGCAAGGTCTGCCGCAACTTTGAGGGCTGGATCGGGGCCGGGCGCGACAAGCGCATCCCGGCCACCGCGCTGGCAAGACAGATCTGCTGATGACAACGGATGATCTGGCCTGGGTGCAATCCAGGCTTAGGAACTGCACCAACGCCCGCCGCCAGTTGAGAATCTGCGCCGAGTGTCTGAGCGTGGCCGAGGACACGCTGCTGGAGCGCCTGGGCTATACAAGCCTTGACACATTCCGCGCGGCGCACCCTCAAAACAAGCAACCCGTCGGACCGCCTGTTGAGCGCATCTGCAACCCTGTGCCGCCGGAGATGATGATGGAGAGCATCCTATACTACTACGGCGGCGCGCCGATCAGTACCGTGCGCAGCATGATGGGCTACACCCAGACCGTGACGCCGGAGGCAATCCGGCACAGAGTATGCAACTGGAAGAAGAAACACCCGGCGCTTGCCGCCGGTATGCCGCGCAAGCGGCCAAAACCGAAAAAGGAGACCAAACCCATGAAAATGACCTATGATGAAGCAGGGCTTCCCGCCTATGCCTACGCCAAAAGCCCCTACACCGGTGCCGTGGTTCGTATCGTGCGCGGGGAGCGTGCCCTGTTTGGCATGAACAGCCAGACATGTATAGACGAACTGAACACCGCTGCTGGTGTTAGCCGTGCCCAAGCCGCCGCTATGTACAATGGCGCGATGTGCGGTTGGGGCACACCCTACTCAGATCCTAGCAATTATAATGAGGCCGGTGTCTACATCGGCCCGGAAATGGAGGATAAACATGGAGAAGAATGAGACCCCCAAAAACCTCGCCCTGCTGACAGCCGACGAGGTCACGCTCAGCATCCTGGAGGTGGACGCCGAGGGCGTGCGCATCAAGCTGTGGCCGGATGTCAACGCCGTGCGCGCCCATCTGGAGGAGTGCTGTGAGCGTATGCCCGGCGGGCTGGCGGGCTACAGTGTACGGCACTACGTTTGTGGGCGGTATCTGTACTGTGCCGTGGCCCTGGCCGACATCACAAAGGACGCCCCCTGCCCCAGCACCTACCGCGTGAGCAGCGACGCGCCCACCAACGAGGCAGACGGCAGCTTTTTGGCCGCTGCTGCCGCCTGGAGCATCGGCGCGGGGGTGCTGAATCTGCCGCCGCTGCGCATCCCGGCAAGCAAGGTCCACATCGTCCCCCAGGGCAAGCCCGGCACCAACATCATTGAGCGCTACGTCCTGGACGACGCCCTCACCCTGGACGACATCACCTACAACGGTGACGGCAGCGTGGCATCGCTGCGAGTGCGCAAGCGTGACGGGAGCGTGATCACATGGCAAGCCAGCTGATCGCCCATGTGGCCGCCTGGTACATCCCAACGGGCCAGCCCTTAGTCAACGACATGGACGGGCTGACGATTGACGGTGCGTATCGCCTGGAGGCCCAGCGGATGCATTCCGAGCTGGAGCGCCGCGCGCGGGGGCAGCCCCTATGCGTGGAGATCGACATCCGCCCGGTGAAGAACAAGCGCACACTGGATCAGAACCGCCTCATGTGGGCGCTGCTGAACAGGCTGGCGCTGGCGTTGAGCGGCGGCACGCCCGGCGGTGTGACTGCCGAACAGTGCTATCTTGACCTGTTGGCCGAGTTCGGCGCAGAGGTCGAGACCTGGCGCGTGCCGGTCAAGGCCCTGCCCGCCCTGCGCAACACATACCGCGTTGTGCAGATGGTGGAGCTGCTGGACGATGGCTATTGTATGGCCCGCCTCGGTCTGGGCAGCAGCAGCTTTGACCGGCAGCAGATGCACGACTTCATTGAGCGCATCTTTGACCGCCTGAGCGAGGCCGGCGTGGACGACGCCGAGACAACCGAGCAATACCGAGACTGGAGGCGTGCCGATGGATTGCGTTAAGTGCAACAGCAGCCAGGTGCGCGTCATCGACACCCGCGCCAAGGGGACCCGGCGGATATACCGCCGCCGTGTCTGCATGATGTGCGGCTGCCGCTGGACGACGGTGGAGCTGCCTGTTGGTGATGTGCACCAGGCGGTGGATGCCGTCAACGGACTGGAGGAGCGCCATGGCAAAAAGCATACTGCAAAACGATAAAGAGTGCTACCTGTGCCGCAAGCGCTACAATCTGCGCACCACGCGCGGCCTGGAGGAGCATCACATCCTATTCGGGCGCGGACGGCGCGAGTTGTCTGAGCGGTACGGCCTCAAGGTCTGGCTGTGCCACAACCATCACAATGAGCCGCCTCTGGGCGTCCATTTTGACCCCGCCGCCCGGCGGGAGTTGGAACAGGCAGCACAATTTGCTTTTGATGAGCTCCACGGCCCCGGCAGCTTTGCCGAGGTGTTCGGGGAAGAAATTTAGTTTTTAGGAGGATGCAAACGATGAATGTATGGTATAAGCCCAGGCTGCAAAGCGTCGATAACATTATTAAGACGCAAGTTTTGGGCGGAGAAGTAAGCGACAAACAGATGGATGCCGTCTATGAAGAGGCGCTGGAGGCTGTCCTCACGGCGCTGAATGGCGAGGCGGGACTGTCTGACCTGGATGCCCCTTTTTTGTGCGCGGTCTGCATTTCTGGCGCGATGTACTAATTGAGAGAATGCGCAGAGAACACCCTGACGACCTTGTGGCCGAGAAAGCCGCTTATATCTTGATGAAGCGGCATTATCAGGGCGAGGGCGTGAAAGTTGGAGGTGATGAGTAATGCCCCAGATAGTAAACAAAAAGAGCGTGCTGGAGATGGCGATGGGCGCGATTACCGAGATCACAGACTATGAGGTAGAGCGGGTCGTGGCGAACATCATGGACCCCAACACCGCGGCAACCGCCAAGCGCAAGATCACCATCACGCTGACCTTTGCACCGGATGACTACCGCCAGCAGATCGGCATGGACGCGCAGGCAAAGACCACCCTCGCGCCGATCCAGCCGGTGCGCACGTCCCTGTGCATTACCAAGGCGCGGGACGGCAGCCTGCTGCTGGCCGAGATGACGCCGCAGGTCCCCGGACAGGTAAACATGGACGGCGATGAGACACCGATGCCCGCAATGGCCCGCGTGGGCCGTGCCGGGTATTAACATACAGAAAGGACAAAGACAATGGAAAACAGCTTTTTAAAAGACGCTATTAACCGCATTGTGGAGCTGGCGACCCCCTTCACCCTGGAAACGCGCAACGGGCATCAGTTCTGCTCCGCCGATCTGCGCGAGGTCAAGCCGGAGGTTGAACTCCCGGCACGGTACTCGGTGGATACTCTGGAGGCGCTGGTCAAGCTGATCCGCACCGAGGGCGTCGCCCAGGCACCGCAGCTGTATGTGCGTGTGGACAGCGCCCGGCGGGTCGTAGTGGACAGCACCTATACGGGCCGCGACTACGCGATCTACAGCCGCCTGCCGCTGTATGAGGCCGTGAGCGATGTGCCGAGCATTTCTGTCAACCAATACATGAGCCAGGAACACGCCGTTATCGAACTGCAAAGCCTGTACGCTGTCACCGATGACCGTGACTACCTGCTGGCCCTGCTGAGCCGCATTGACGTTAATCAGGGCGTGTCCAGTGTGGACAACGGGATCAGCCAGGAGGTCAGCGTCCGCACCGGCGCGGTGCTGAAAGAGCAGCAGACGGTGCAGCCCATCGTCCACTTGCAGCCCTACCGCACTTTCCTTGAGGTCGAACAGCCTGCCAGCGATTTCCTGCTGCGCCTTGACAAAGAGGGCCGCCCGGCACTGTACGAGGCTGACGGCGGGGCGTGGAAGTTGGAGGCCAAGCGCAACATCGCCGCCTATCTGGGCGAGCAGCTGGCCGATCTGGTGGAGTGCGGCAGTGTGGTGGTGATGATCTGATGCTGAACGTAGTTGCATTGCAGGGCCGCCTGGCCCGGGACCCGGAGCTGCGGCAGACCAACACGGGCAAGCAGGTGGCGACGTTCACCCTGGCCGTTGACCGCGGGCGCAGGGACGCCAACGGCAAGAGCGTGGCGGACTGGATTCCCGTCATTGCATGGGAGCGCGCTGCCGAGTTTGCCTATAAATGGCTCACTAAGGGCCAGATGGTAGCGGTGGATGGACGGCTGCAGAGCCGCACCTACACGGCAAAGGACGGCACCAACCGCACCGTGCTGGAGGTCGTCGCCAACAACATCAACTTCTGCGGCAGCAAAGCGGACAACGCAGGGGCTCTTTCAGCTCCCGCTGAGGGGCCCAGAGTGGGCGCGCCCGCACCGGAGTACAGCCACGGGCCGGGTGACGACTTCGCCATGATCGAGGATGAGGGCGACCTCCCCTTTTAAACGTTGAAGAATTGAAAAATGACCTTGCAGGGATGCGCCGAAAAGAGCGCGGCGCACCCCTGTGTTAAGGTCAGCCATTTTTAGAAAGGCAGAACCTATGGACAATCCTGGATTTTTCGCCATTCTCCCCGCCTCGGTGCGGTATGATCGGCGGCTGAAGCCCGCCGAAAAGATTTTTTACGCAGAAATCACCTCTCTGGCCGACAAGACGGGCTGCTGCTACGCGAGCAACGCCTACTTCTGCCCGCTGTACGACACAACGGAGCGCACAGTCCAGCGCTGGGTGAAGCACCTGCAGGAGCTGGGCTATGTGGCCGTTAGCTACGCCCGGGACGGCGCAGCTAATCGGCGGTACATTTCCCCGCTGGTCGGCAGCGTGCCGGATGTCTGCGCCGAAAACCACCCCGACAAAAA